ATGTATATGTTTGCGTATGATCCTAAGTTCAAAGAGGAGCTTCCATATTATGATAGATTCCCTTTGGTTCTGGTAATTGGTCCGGCTCCCGGTGGTTTTCTTGGGCTCAACCTTCATTATCTTCATCCTAAGATTCGTGCAAAGTTCCTTGACAAACTACTTGGAACCATTACCGATGATAAACTCACGGAGAAAACCCGTCTCAAGATTCGTTATAGTCTGCTTGCAAGTGCTAAAAGACTCCGTGAATTCTCTCCCTGCCTTAAGCACTACCTTACGGGTCATATGAAAACACGACCATCACAGGTATTTGCTCCCGACTGGGAAACAGCAATCTTCCTACCGACAGAACATTTTAAGGGAGCCACAAAGACACAGATTTGGATGGATTCCCGCAAACAGTACTCCGCGCGATAATTCACATGGCCAATCTAATCGACAATGTATTAGGCAACAGTATTGAGAATCTAAAGAGCTCAATTGTAAAGCACGGTGGTGTTGCTCAGGAGAATCGTTTTGCGGTGTATATGACTCCGCCCTCTCAAACTCTATTCAACGTAGATCTAAATGCTATTATTACAGGAGCACTTTCTGGTACTTTTAATGCACGGTCGTTAATCAATGATCCTCGCGATATTGCCATTCTTTGCGAATCCTGCACACTTCCTGGAAGACAGATTCTCACCGCCGATTATCAGTCAATTAAACAATCGGTTAAAATCCCTTATGGTTTCATTAATGAGGATGTTACTTTTACATTCCTTATGACCAATGATTATTACATCAAGAAGATTTTTGATCGTTGGTCGGATCAGATTATCGGTTATAATAACTACCGTGCAAATTATCTTGTCGACTATGTTACCGATGTAACAATTGTACAGCTGAATAAAAAGAATCTTCCAATTTACAAAGTGATTCTTCATAATGCGTATCCAATTACATTCAACCCTATTACTCTGGACAATAATGCGGAGAATACGGCTCAGAAATTCAGTGTAACTTTAACCTATGAAAATTTCTTTGTTGATAGAGTACCAGGATCTAAGCCTGGTGTCGAAATAGGACAAGAGGTTGTCGTAGGAGAACCGTATTAATTTTTCGATTGATTCATAACTAAACTATAATTATATGCCACTGCCCATCATTGAAACCCCAAAGTATGAAACCAAACTTCCTTCCACAGGAAAGAAGATTCAGTACCGTCCGTATCTAGTAAAAGAAGAAAAGATGCTGATGATCGCCCTTGAATCCGGCGACCAGAAGCAGATCATTCAAGCCGTAAAGGATACTATCGGTTCTTGCACATTCAATAAACTTGATGCAAACAGTATGCCCATCTTTGATATGGAGTATATGTTCCTGCGTATCCGTTCAAAATCTGTTGGAGAAATCTCCAAGCTAAATCTTAGATGCGTTAAGTGCGAGAATACCACCAAGGTTGAAGTCAATCTTGATGAAATTGTAGTTGACACTAAGAACCTTCCAAGCAATAAGATTCAACTTACCGAAACAATCGGCGTTGTTCTCAATTGGCCACGTGTAGACCTTATTGCCGAACTTTCAAGCGAAGAAACAGGTGACACCCAAAGCAGTTCAAAACTTGCCTTTGATGTAATCCTGGGTTGTATTGACTCCATCTATGATGAGAAACAATCATACCCAGCTTCCGAACAGACCAAGGAAGAGCTCAATCAGTTTATTGAATCTTTAAACCAAGAACAGTTTCTTAAGATTCAGAAGTTCATCGAAGCAATGCCGAAACTCCAACACAATGTTGAATTTGATTGCGCTCATTGCAAAGAAAAGAATTCACTCCTTCTTAAGGGAATCCAGAATTTTTTCTCATCGCCCTCTCTCATGACAGTCTCGTAAATCATTACCAGACCAATTTTGCCCTAATGCAACATCATAAATACAGCCTCACGGAATTGGACAATATGATGCCTTGGGAGAGGGAAATCTACGTGGCTCTTCTTGTTGAACATATTAAAGAAGAAAACGAAAGAGCCAAGAAAAAACTTAACCGATAAACCACATGGCCGAAGCACGCGATAAACAAGAACTATTTAAAGACATGATTCTTGAACTAAAGGTCTCAAATGAGATACTTGGTTCAATTGAAAAGCATACTTTAAATACTGCCGACCTATCGCTTGAAAATGCCGTCAGTATGGAATCCCTGGCTGCTCAAATAAAGTCGCTATGCGAGGATCTAAACAAGAATTATAAACCAACTGATAAAGAAGATAAAGAAAAATCCTCTGGTTTAAGTGCCAAGGACAGTTCGAATCTTTTTATCATATCAAAGGAGACCGCTTCAACTGCTTTTCATACCTTCAATATGATTGGCATTCTGGAAAGTACATATGGTCTTACAAAGGATATACTTACAGCTCTTCAAACAAATCAACTTACTGCCGAAGAGAACAGACTGGAAGATAAAAAAGCAAGAGAGAAACAATCTATAACGGCACCGGCTGCCGATAAAGAACATCTTAAAGGTGGTATCGGAGACTTTGGCATCATGGGAACTCTTGCGGCTATTGCCGGTGTTGTTACGGGTTTCATCGTGGGTATTGTATCTCGGGCGGTTAAGATGTTTTCTGCAATCTCCGAAGGCATTTCAAAGATTCTGAATCTTGAAGGTCTTATGGCTAAAATCCGTAATATGGGCAAGGTCATAGGTGACTTCTTTAATGAATCTAAAATAGGTAAAGCATTTAAAAACTTTATTGCTCCAATCGAAGAGTTCTTTGTTTCTTTGAGTGCCGAAGGTTCCGTCATATCCAAAATCAAAGGTATGTTTGGAAGCATAAAGAAATTCTTTGAGCCAATTAAGGATCTATTTGCCTTATTCAGCGGAGAAGGAAGCATCATTGGTAAACTACTTGGTTATTTCGGTAAGGTCACAGCATTTTTTAGCGACCTAGGAAAAATATTCAGTATTTTCATGAAGGTAGGAAAGGTTATTGGAGATATATCTGTTATTGGTGGTGTCATTCTTGGCGTAATTGACGGTATTAGTTCGGCTATTGATATTTTCAAGAAAACCGGAAACATCGGTGATGCAATCGAAGCTGGTGTTGTCGGTTTCATTAATTCTTTTACCGGTGATATTCTTGATCTATTTAAGGATACAATATCATGGATTGCTGGAGCTCTGGGATTTAAAGATGTTGAAAAGATGCTGGATTCGTTTAGCTTCTCCGATATAATCTCTGAATTTTTCCATAGATTCATTAAGACGGGTAAGGATGCATTTGAACAGTATTTCCAGAATCTTGTAGATATATTCGGAGACATTGGAGATAAAATTGCAAATGGAGACATTATCGGCGCAATCGGTGAGGTCTTTAGAGGTTTTGTAAAGAATATTGCAACATTTCTGCTTGATATTCCCAAAAATATCTTAGCTAGTTCCTTAGAAGCAATGGGTGCAACTGGAATAGCAAAGAGTATGCGCGATTTCAGTTTTTCAGGTTTATTCGGCGGCACTCATACAAAAACGGGAGGCGATACGCAAGAATCAGACAAGAGTCTCCTTGGTGCTGCAGGAGACAGAACTGCAGTAAAACAGAAAGAGAAGGAAACCAAGAAATCATTAGAAAAGGCGAGCGAAAGTGTTTCGGATACAGTTACCAATACCGCAAAACAACTGCTCCCTGAAGCCAATGATATTATTGATAAAGGTAAAGAACTTCTCGGTATCTCGGGTGATGCAAATGAAGGTTTCATGAATATGCTCTTTAAAACATATAATGATAATGTAGGTGCAGCAGCCGATATTACTCCAAATCCATCAACCATTGGATCTGATATTTCTGCAATTCAAAGTGATACGGCAAATGCGAATATGGCAGCATCCGCTCAACCTATGTTAACTGCCCCGACGGGTGGCGGCGGTAGCAGCCACGTTTCGCACAATAACAGTTCCGTTACTTACCAGAACAACAATATACCCGACAGAACTTCTTGGATGCTACGCCCAATCTTTGGTGGGTTGTAACTAAAAGAGGGTCCCCTTTCGGGGGACCCTCTTATCATAATATAAGGAT